ATGGAAACTAACCCATTTTTGCAAGCTTTGTTAATTGTGGCTTATTTTGTCATTGTTCCGACTGCCTTGGCGGTATGCTTGGGCGTTGTGTTGCTTAAAAAGTACGGTGTTATATGACTTGTGAATCAATCTCAAATTGTGTGGCTAAACTAACTCCACCTGTATTATTTTTGTCGATGGTAGCGGGTGCGTTTTATGTGCTAGGTTTTGGCAATCCCAGCGAAGCAATGGCGGCAAAGCTTGAAGCCCTAATCTTGGACGCTTTTGGCGGTACGATGTTATGGCTACGGATGAAAAATGAATGACATTATCCTGGCGGTCATAATTGCAATGATAGCCGCTTACAATATATCCGCATTCACTGGCGAAGATTGCAAGGAAATAAGCGAGCTAAAGGCCGATATTAGCGCAAAAGATAGGGAATTAAGGGCTTATTATGGCAAAGCCATAAACGATGCCATGGAAGCTAAAAAACAGGCCAGAATTGAAGTAGCCGAAGCAAAAAAAAACTGCATCCGATAGATGTAGCGTTTAAGTCAATTATCCCTATTCAGGAAGTACAGCCCTATAAGCACAACAATCAAACCAATGGCAGCACCAACAAGATAAAACCCAGAAAAATAAAAACCGATAAAACAATCGTGCATATTCCACTCTCCAAAGAATCAATCGAACAAGACATAAAAGACCACGCAATAGGCGGGGCCCGGTATTGTTGTTTAAACGCTAACATTATATTTCAACCTGAATGTAATAATCATAGGTGGCATTGATGATTAACCGTAAATTCTTTTTTGACCATGCCCGACTTACCTTGTTTGGCGGCAAGCTGACCGCGCCACAAGTTGCCGGAATGACTGCAATACTCGACGAATGGGAATCAAAGCAAACCCATAACTACACTGATAACCGCCACCTGGCCTATATGCTTGCCACAACTTATCATGAGACCGATAAGAAAATGCAGCCTATTGAAGAATACGGCAAGGGAAAGGGCAGGGACTACGGTAAACGCTTAAAGATGTCACGCAAACCCTACACAGACACTACGGCATTGTTTTATGGGCGTGGCTTTGTGCAATTGACCTGGCACGAAAACTATGACAAGGCTGGACGAAAATACGGTATAAACCTGTTACAAAAACCAGAACTGGCATTAAGGCTTGATATAGCCACCAAGATAATGTTTGACGGTATGTACGAAGGTTGGTTCACCGGAAAGAAACTAGCCGATTATTTCAACAATGCAAAAACCGATTGGTTTAATGCAAGGCGAATAATAAACGGTACAGACAAGGCCGGATTAATAGCCGACCATGCCCAAAAATTCTACGCTTGCATATCTTAAGTTAATCACTACCAGTAAGTAGTTTGGTTGGCTTCCACTCATTATCAGTTAACCCAAACATAACAGCGTCAAGCCTTGTTCTCTCGCTAATCGTATATTCAAGAACAGAAACAGCAAACCCACGCAAAGCCGCCAACTCTTTATTCTCAGCGTCTAGCTTGGCTTGCATTTTTTGGATAGCTGCATCCCATATTTCATTGCCGTATGGTTCTGCATATCGGTCTGGCCTTGTTTCTAGCCAATCATAAAATTCTTTGCTCATTTGTTTTCCTTAAATTGAGATATAAATTGCTCCTCTTTGAGTGCCATAATTTTCAGCGCAAGCACAGCCAAATCTATAGCTTGGCCTAATTTTTTAGGGTCAGCTGGCGAAAAATCATCATCACCACGCCGCCACTTGTTATGGTTTTCAAGAATTTCCTTAGCTTCTTTGTATGTCATTACAGCCACCAAATAATAACAACAGCCAAAAGGAAATAGCTAATCCAAAAATAAGCCCTGAATTTTCTGTCAGTCATTATGCCCCCAAAATTTCTACAACTTCACTGTAACTTAAGTTTTTAATATTGTCATTTGTGTACGATTTTTTACTATCTCTCCCCTCGGCTGGGTCAAAAACAACAATATTTTCCGAACTAAATGCTTGGACAATAATACTATGATTAAGACCGGAAATATTAAGAGATGGTACGGTTATAATATATAGCCTATCTGCTGCCATAATAGGTGTTTTATATTGTATATATCTAATCCCAAGCAAGTGAAATATAAAGCATATTTCATCAGATGACGTACCTTGATAATTATTATCAAATTCTGGATGAATTATATTAATAGCTTGTTCAACTTTTTTTTCAGTTATTCCATAACCATCGGCAATCATTCGCACACAAGCAAGGCTGCAATCATCGTTCCGTCTTTGTTGTTGGTGTTTAATTTTTATCACATCCACCCCTTAAAATAATCAATTGTTTTTTGCGCCCGTGCCTTGTTGTAACAGTACGGCATAAATGCTTGTATGCGCCTTATTTGCAGGATAGCATAAGACTTGTAATTGCTTTTTAGGATTGCATTGCATTCTTGCTCGTGCTGCTTTTCCAGGTCAAAGCCCTTTTTTGCTAGCAGTTCACGCACTTTTTCCAGTTCTGGCAATCGTTCTTCTAATGTCATAATCAATCTCTCCAGCTCCTGCTACAGCTCCAGCTCCCGCTCCCGCTCCAGCTCCAGCTCCTGCTACAGCTCCTGCTTCCGCTCCCGCTCCAGCTCCTGTTCCAGCTCCCGCTCCCGCTCCAGCTCCAGCTCCTGTTCCTGTTCCTGCTCCTGTTTTTTTTGATAGCAATCATTTTAATACCCCAAAACTTTCAATCATGGCTGTTTGAATGTAGAGGTCGTTAGGCAGTTTTTGAGCATCTTTCCATTCTTTCGTGTCAAATGCGCCTGTTTCATAAACTATGCTGGCATCTTCAAGCTTTAAAAATGAGTCACTGACACCAACTAGCTTCCCAGTGTAAATGTAAACCGCACAAAACACAGTTATCCTTTTCTCAAGTAGCGCATTAAATCCTTCTGATTCAACTTCTATTACTTCAATTTTATCTGCCAATTTTTTCATTTAATCACTTTTAATTTAAGTTAAATAAGCCCCGCCCTTCCACCAATTCAGTCGGGCGGGGGATTATTGCGCTGGGTGGTCATAACCCACCCCTAGTGGACTGGCGGAGCAACTGGTAATAGTAAGAAACCCAGCCACATTCCAGCATCAGCGTCCGCGTGGTTTTTCTGAAAACGGCAGACTCACGCGCCCCCACCGTAGCCATTATCCCTAAGGCCGCTGGCTCTGCGGTTGTAAATCAAAATGGGATATTCGGCTCGTTAAAATTATCAGTGCTAGGTTGCGACTTATTATCCGGCGCATACATTGATACCAATATTTCAGCATTACCTTTGGCAAGCTCGAGGATGCAGATTCCGGCAAGCGTAACCAAGTCAAACCGCGCATATTCGCCCTTTTGGTTTTCCTCAATCGTGCCGACTTGCTTATAACGGCCTTTTTCTTGCCCGTTGCGGTCGGTGTATGTGCCTGTTTTAACGCTTAGTAAGTATTTGCTCATTGTTTGCCCTCGATAAATTTTTCAATAACAACAGCAATTGCTGAAAATTCAGGTAATCCGCCATAACGTGAGCAGAATGTCTTTAATAGGCCATAGGCATCTTCTGATTCAGCTTTTTTTCGTGCCATCTCTCTGGCCTTTGCTTCCTCGGCTTCACGTTCCTTTCTGGCAATTTCATCAATCCTTCGCTGTTCGGCTTCGGCAGCTAAACGGGCTTGCCTTTGTTCTTCTTCCAATTTGTCACGTTCGGCTTTTAATCGCGCTTCCTCGGCTTCACGTTCCAGCCTTGCCGCCCTATCTGCTTCTTCACGCGCTAATCTAGCAGCGCGTTCTTCTTCCTCAATACGCATTCTTGCAGCACGTTGTTCAGCTTCAATTTTATCCTGCGCGGCTTTTTGTTGTGCGGCAAGTTCTGCCCTTTGCTTTTCCAGTTCGGCGCGTTCTGCAGCAAGTTTGGCTTCCTCTGCTTCTTTCTTGGCTTTTTCCTCGGCGGCAATTCTTTCCTGTTCGGCACGGAAAGCGGCTGTACGCTCTTCTTCTTTTCGGCGTTCCTCTGCCTTTATTTGTTCGTCGATAGGTTCTTCCAAAGAAGAAATTACTGTAGATATGCGTTTTGCTTCGCTATCAATCAATTGGCAACGCAATAATGCGGGGGCTTTAATTTCTTTGCGTGTCTTTTCAAGATTTACCCGATAATCGCGTAGCTCAGCCCTTCCAGCAGTTGCCGCTTTCAATCCTTCACGGGTCGAAAGGTCATAAATAACGCCATCATATTTAGCTGATAATTCAGCTAATGCCGCTTCTGTTTTTGAATATTCTTGTATTTCTGTACTCATTGTTGCTCCTGTAATTTGATGTATTTAATTAATCCACGTACGCCACGGCCTGTTTTATGTGGGCTACGGCAAATCCACAAACCAGTACCAGGCCAAAAGTCAATTTTAGTATTTCCACAATTAACGATTAGGTGAGCGTCGGCATTCTTTGATTCAAAAGATATTCCGTTGTCTTGCAATATTTTTGCAGACGATTCGCGATTGTTCGACCTCTTTTCTTGGCTATGTTTTTTTAATCCATTAAATAAATCGCCCATATCACCCATGGGATTGCCCCTGTAATTTAATTAATAAGCCGTCGAGTTCACCCAAAAACAATTCAATTTCGCCCATCATTTCTTTTTCCAACAACAAATGACGGTCAACTCTTTGTGTTATTAGCTGTAAATGCTCCGGGAATCTGTCGTGGTACATCACAAAATGACAATGCGGCTTATCATAACAAGCCATCTGCAAGCGCATTTGTAAATCATAGCCTTTGGGGATTGTACGGTTAAGGATAAAATCAAGGTGCGTTGCAGCATTGCAGCACTTAATTTCTATTAATCCCCCGTCTGCTGCGATGCCGTCAGTAGATGCACCTATCATCATTCCGTTAGGATGGTCTTGAAATTCTGCTTCTAAAACTGTTATTCCTGTCTGCATTTCAAACACGCTACGTGCAACAGGCTCTAACTCAATGCCGCGCAACATAGCCGCATTTTGATAGGATTCCTCACGTTCTCCGGTTATCCGTTCAAGCAATAATTGCGTCATGTAATTGGCGCGTGAAGCTGAATAGCCTGATTTAGTCTTAGCCATTACGTCAGACACTTTTGAAGCGGTGACTTTGCCAAGCCTACGCTTAAACCATTCCTCAGTTCTTTGTACGTCATTTGACATTGTTTAAATCCCGTTTTCTTGATTCGTATGCTTCCACAATTTGTTTTTGCGTGTCTTTCTTACCATCGTAACGCTTCCAGAACGTGGCAAAAATCGTTTTTAAGCTATCAATATCGGTGATGGCTTGTATTTCCTCGAGTTCGGCTGAAATGTCGCCTGGTTGCGTTCTGGCTTCGTCGTTTTCGCCTGTTTCAAGGCACAACACCTTAAGGATTGCCGTCTTTGTCGCATAAGTAACAGCCTTGCCAGGTGCTTTGTCGCCGTTGTCGTTAGCGTGGGCTTCGATTCTAGCTATGATGCGGTCTTCTGGGTTGTCTATGTTAACAAAGTTGATATTATAGACAGCCGAAAAACGTAGCATATTTGTAGGCTCTCCGGTCGGCTTAAATATTGCCGATATTTGTGATTCTCCTACCTGTTCGGGATAGATAAGTATTCCATTTTCCACCAAATGCTTACGGCAGACGCTTATAACCTGGTCATGCGTAACGGCTTTATATCCCTGAACGGCAGCGTCTTTTTTTACATAATCAACAGCTTTCATCACGCTGTTGATTCTTTGGTAAATGTTTGGTGTTTCATTCATTGCCGGAATCCTGAAAAGTAATAGCCAAAAGCTCTTGCTTGCGTTGTTTCAACGCTTGAATTTCGGCAAAGTGTTCGCCTTCTTTTTTGGATATTATTGCGTCCAAAGCTTGAACCTGTTTGTTTGTAATTTCATCCTGACAAATTTCAGGAAATTCAACCTCGATGATTTGCGTTATCCTTATATCGCCGCATGAATATTTTGATTCCAAATTGCTTTTGTCAACCTCATGCTCTTGCCCGGGTTCGTAATTAGTTGAACGCCCAAAAATAATGCCGTATTCTGATTTATACACATACATGTTAATTTTCATCACTCAACCTCCCAAGGCGTATAGTTTTCGTCAAAATCATGATTATCGAATAGCTCTTTAGCATCATAAATTCCCTCTTGTGACGCCCTTAATGATACCGCTTGGGCGACATCGTGTAGGCTGTATTTGTCATCATCGTACGTGATGACAGTGCGGATAGTTATTTCTACAACTTTTGTGGTTTTCATAACTCAATTTCGCCGTTGTTTAGCCGACAACAAACTTCTGTGATAACATCAAAACAGTGGTAAGTATGCAAAGTCGATGGAATCCTGTCCCATGTAACAATCCATTTGCCATAATAACCTAATGCCACGCGATAATTATATTCGTTTGCTTCTTCAGGAAAAAATTCCCCATATTCCCTAATGACAGAATCAAGCCTTGATACGGCGCGTAAAAGTTTATTTTTTTCGATAGCGTCTTTTTCTGTTTTGCAAACCATTCCGCTATCTACAAGTCTTTTGTTCCACCCTTTAGATTCAACAATTATTAAATCATCAAAACCTTGAGCGCAAAACCCATCTTTTAACGGTTGCCACTTGTCTTTTTGTGGCTCTTGTTTTGGCTGCTCACGCTCTAAAAGGTCTATTGTTGCATCTAGCAATGCGCCAAGGATTGCTCCAGTCATAATGGAGTTATTTTTATCATTCTTTAATGAATGTAAATGTTTGATTGTGTCTTTCATTGTTTAATTCCTAAAAAAAGCCCCGCCGTTAAGCGGGGTAGAGCACAAAATTGTTTTAAACCATGACTAAAGATTAATCCTGTTTTTCCCTATTGTCAATAAATAAATTATCGAAACATGAAAATAATTTAATAAATAAATTATTGCAATGCCGCCCATATAATGTTAATGTTTGCACATGAGAAAAAAAGACATGGAAATATTGTGCGCTGAACTGCAAAGGTTAAGGGCATTAAACATTGACGCGGAGGCTATCAGCAGCAACTTAGCCAGCCAGGGCGTGCAGATAACATCCGGTCGGATAAGGCAGTTATGGCATTGGAAAGACGGGCATCCCAAAGTTAAAGAAGATGCTTATAATGCCCTGATGAAGTTTGCTAAAAAGATGAAATAAAATGTTTATGGACATAAAAGCACTGTTAGTAGTGGTAGTATTTGGCGAAATGACAAATTTTTCTTGCTTTTGGGGCAAGATTTCTTAATAATAGTCGCCAGTAACTCTAAAAATTATGAGCGTGAGAGCCGTCGTTTTTTGTTACTACTACTCATCGTGTCATCGATGTTTGGTTATTAATCCAAGCCCCTGAAATAGTGTTGGTAGCACAGTTTCAGGGGCTTTTTATTAAGTCCAGAATGAAAAAAGCACCTAGCCCACATCCTTAAACAATCCTCCCCTGTATCTTGCCCGTGCAATACGGGCATTTTTTTGTCTATCTATATCCAATAATCGCATAAAGTCACGTTTGTTTATATGAAAATGTTATTTAATTATGGATTATTTCGGTGGTAATGTATGCAAAACTTATTATTTAATGGCTAAAAATGAATGCAAAACATAAGATAAAGGATGAACCTTCCGATTATGCGTTGAGCGCAAGATGCGGAAAAGAAATCAATGATTTAGTTGAAAAAGCCAGAATAGTTGATAACCGAACTAGGACAAGCTTTATTAAGCAAGCTTGTAGAAAGTATGCCAATGAAGTTTTGTCGCAAGGATAGCCGGTGTCTGGTTGGGCTTGCTTGCATAGGTCGCTCGATGAGCATTGGATATTTAATTTTGACGAGCCGGATAAGGCATTAGCTTGGGTTTATTTACTGATGATGGCTAATCACAAAGATGGTGATGTATTAATAAAAGGTCGTGTCGTTAAATGCAAGCGAGGGCAATTGGCTAGGTCACAATTAAACCTGCAAAAAAAGTTTAAATGGTCGCAGAACAAATTAAAAAGATTTCTAAATTTGCTAAAAAACGAACGTATGATTGACTACGAAACGAACGACCTAACAACGATTATAACTATTTGTAATTACGACAAATATCAAGATAAAACAAAAATGACGGACGAACAGACGAACGAACAGACGAACGAACAGACGAACGAACCACGGACGACCAGACGGACGACAAACAACAATGATAACAATGTAAACAATGAAACAAGTAAAGATATATCTGCTAACGCAGATAGCGCGCTACCGAAAAAAATTAATGGGAATAGATTTATAAAACCGACATTAGACGACATAACGTCTTATTGTCATGAGCGCAATAACGATGTTAAGCCAACTAAATTTCTGGATTACTACGAGTCAAACGGTTGGAAGGTTGGTAAAAACCCGATGAAGGATTGGAAAGCCGCCATAAGGAATTGGGAAGGCGACACACCAAAACAACAAGAACCAGTTCGAAAGAGGATTGTAATTTGAAAACAATGCAACGAATAGAAGCGCACGAGGACGCATTGATTGGAATATTGCTGCTATGGCCTGAACTTGCTTTAACAGTCCCGTTCGATATTAACGTCTTTACAAAATGGCGTTTTATAGTCGTAGAAATTATCAGGCAGCTAAATTCAGGAATAAAGCCAGACTTGATAACCATGGCTGATGCTTTCCCTGAAAAACAAGGGTTATTAATGTCCCTTGGCAATTTAGCTAAAAACTGCCCAAGCAGCGCAAATTATATCCATTACCTGAATGGATTATCTGAAATGGTGGCGGAAGTATCGGTCTACAAAGAACTTCAGGCCGCTGTTAGGTCAATTTCAGAAGGCAAAAAGCCAAGTGATGTTTTCGCTGAGATAGTCAATTATTCGATTGGGCGTTTGGCAGGTAAAAGCCCTAAGTCAAGTTACACGCTTACCGAAGCCATGGCTTTGCTAAGTGATAACCTGGAAAAAATGCACGAAAATAACGGCGACGTTGGAGCGGTAAAGTCAGGAATTGCAAAACTAGACGACATTATCGGAAAGTTTCATCCTAGCAACTTGGTTATTGTTGGGGCGCGTCCGGCTGTAGGAAAAACGGCCTTTGCTGTTTCGATTGGCATGAACATGGTAGCGGCTGGAAAACGTATTGGGTTTATATCGTCTGAAATGTCAGTGCTAGAGATAGCAAGACGAATAATGTCAAAAGAAAGTGGCGTGGCTGGCTGGAAATTACGAGATGGTAAGGTGGTTGGTGACGAATGGACAAAAATAGCAAATACGGCGGCGCGAATATCCAGTTATGGGTTTTTGATTAACGATAAGCCGCAAATAAAAATATCCGAGGTTGTTATGCAATGTCGGGCGTGGGATATGGCGGGCGGGTTGGATGTGGTCATTGTCGATTATCTGACCAGGATTAAGCCAGACAGGTTAAGCGGCAATCAAAACCTTGATGTTGGCGAGCTTGCTACGCAATTTAAAAACCTTGCCAGAATGCTTAATATTCCCGTTATTGTGCTGGCACAGCTAAACCGTGGCTCAACGCATAGGGCTGATAAGACCCCAAACATGGCGGATTTAAGGGATTCTGGAATTATTGAGCAGGAAGCAGACTGTATTGTTTTGTTACACCAAGAAACAGACGAAGGTACAGGGCAAGATAAAAACTACATCATTGTCGAAAAAAACAGGCACGGTCAGGCTGGCGTCGACCTGCTAGTAGATTTTGACAAACAAATATCAAGGTGGCACTGATGACAAAAGACGAAATAATAACTGAAGGTCTTAAATTGATTATTGAGTTTATATCAAGAGGTCAATTGGCAAGCGCAAGGCGTATAACTCAAAACTTGTTGGACAATTACGGAGTTGTTACAAAGGCGGTAGATGATTCCATCTTGAAAAAGATTAAATGAGCTACATCGAGCAGAAAGCCAAGGAAACCGAAGCGTTAAAAAAGCAACAATGGCAAAACCTAAAGACAATCGCACCGAAAGAAGCAGAACGGATAAAAGCGTTCGGTGATGCATTTGGCAAGCTGGCAAAGGTGAGAACTGAGGTTGACGGTAAATTGATTATTGATTGGGGGTGATGTGGAAATAAAAATTGATGGCGTTCGCTATGTCCCAGCCATACCGCCAGAGGATGGGCTTATACCGTTCCACGAAATTATAGGCGAAGCACGAGAACGTAAAGGCGAGACATTGGAAGTTACAGCTGACAACATGGACGTATCAAAAAGCCAATTATGGGCGTGGGAAAAAGGCACAAGTGAGCCTGGATTGCGTAGCTTGCAAAAGATATTGGCTTATTACGGCATAGACTTTAGCCGAATTGCATGATTAAGCCGCCAAATTTAACGCAGGAGACGCGAAAGCATGAAAGCTAAGCAATCCACCACTAAAGCAGAAAAAGCTCACTGGGATAAAATTTGCGCGTTTGGTTGCATTGCTTGCCACCTGGATGGAGTAAAAAACGACTATGTTTCAATTCATCATTGTGATGGCAGGACAAAACCAGGGGCGCACATGAGGGTTATCTGTTTATGCCATTGGCATCACCAGGGCGGCACGGCTGAGTTTCCAAGCATACACCCGTGGCGAAAACGCTTTGAAGCGAAGTACGGGACACAGCAAGAGCTTATTGAATTAACAAATAGGCTGGTTTATGGCGAATAACCATCTTTACCGTGTATTTTTAGAGGTAGTTTTAAACGATTTTAAAAAAGTAATGCAAGTACTAGGGGTATTAATTTTCTACCCAAAAATGCGTTAAAAATAAACGTAACTCTTAAAATAAACGTAACACTTGTTTTACGTTAATAATCGTGTTAATATGCAGACATGAAAAACCCAAACTTTAGAATACCAACACCGGAAGAACGGGCGGCACAACAAGCAGCTTATGCTATAGAGCGCGAAGCCCAAAAGGAAGCCGCAAAAGATTTCCAAGTGCCGAACCCTGGAGACTATGAAAAATGGAAAGAATTGGCGCATAAGCATGGAATACGAATGCCGAACTGGTACACACCAAGGACACGAAAGTACATGGGAAGGTTTGCCAGGCGTTTGGGTTATACCGAAAAGTCTTGCAGGGAAATATTTGGAGATGGTTGGAAATATGAGGATTTTGCGAAGCTTAACCCAAATAAGTCAATACAGTATTTTGTTGGTATTTTGTTAGAAAACAAATGATTTGCCAAAAATGTAACTCAGAAATAAAAATATCAAGGTCTGCCGCAGCCAATAAACTTTACTGGGCATGGCTTACCGATATGGAAAAAACTGCTGTAAACGCATTTGCTGGGCGTACGAATGAAGATTGGCATAGAGAAATGAAACATCGTTACTTATGCCCGATATTTATCAGAGATGACTTAAGCTACTCAGAGATGGTTGAAGTATTAAACGACATCAATGACATTGACGGCTACGAGCAGCTAAGGGACGGCATCATTAACCTGACATCAACAACAAAGTGCAGTGTTGAACAGTTTAGTGAATATCTGGGAAAGATTCAGAGATACTGCCATGAGCGCGGCATATTTTTACGCACAGACAGTGAGTTATATCAACGGGCAATGGGTAAAAAATGAAAACAGAAGAATGGCGAAAAGAAAGCATATCAGAGACAGAGTGCAATCGGTTTTTATCTGATAGTTGCCGGGCTTCCTGGAATAAGGCATCAAAAGCCATGCAAGCCAAGCTAGACGCTAAGGACAAAGAGATTGAAGCCTTGCGCGGGTTTTGTAAATATCAAATTCTGGAATGGTCTTTTGTTAATTTGAAAAAAGCTTTTGAATTTGGACTTATCGACGAAAACGGCAACCCAACAAAACTACTTACGGGTGGCAATAATGATTGAACGAAAAGAACTACACAACCCTTATGAAATAATTCAATTAGAAAATAAGGCTATGATGGAACATATTGTTAAGCTTCAAATCATTGCGGAACTTAGGGACAAGGTTATTGAACAGCAAGCCAAAGAATTGGAAGCTTTGCGGGGGTTTTCAATAAGAATGAAAGAACTTTCTTCACAGCCTATGGGTGATAGGATTATTTTTTATCTTAAAACTCATGGATTGATGGATAGGGACGGAAACCCAACAAAGTTGCTGACGGGGGATAAATGAGCGAAGAATACGAAAAATGGAATAAATCACCTTATGGGCGTAGCAATTATGCCGCTTACGACCAAGAAAACATAAAACTAGGCTGGATGGCTTGTGAGGAAGCCATGCAAGCCAAGCTAGACGCTAAGGATAAAGAGATTGCTAAACTATTTGAACGGCAAGCAATTAGTATTTTGGATAAGGAATCAATTATTGAACAGCAAGCCAAAGAACTGGAAACTTTGCGAGGAGCTTTAGAGACAATAAACAAGTTAGAATTTAAACGTTTTAGTGATGGACGTTATGCTGATAGCACAATTAAACAAATATATAGGGTATTTAGGCTTATCGATGAAAACGGCAACCCAACGCCTTTACTTACGGGGGATAAATGAAACCGATTAACGAGGTCTTAGAAAGCTTTTCAGAATTGCCAGATGGATGGGACGGTTATATGGGCGTTGCTCCGAGCAAAAAAACAATAGAGAAAGCAGAAGAAATTGCCAATTTGTTATCAGGATACCAGTGGCAAGCCGTACCTGGAGAGGATGAATCAATCCAACTGGAATGCCATACGGTTGATTATGACATTGAAATTTATGTGAGGGTTAAATGATAACATTTGAGGAATTTTGGAAATCTTATAAATCCAAAAACACTTGGATAGACATTAAATTCTCTTGGGGGATAAATGAAAACCTTTGAAGATTGGTTTGCTAAACGGGTTTATGAATATAACGCATCTTGGATTAGTAAAGATGAATTAGCACAAGACGCATGGAACGCAGCCACCGAAGCCGCAAAGCCTAGGTGGATTCCTGTTAGTGAGAGGTTGCCGGATAAAGAGGGCCGTTACCCTATGAAATTTTTAGGTTTTGATTCATTTTGGATAATTCACTATAAACCAGGGATAACAGTTTTTGATGGTGAAATAACCCACTGGACGGAGCTTCCAAGTGAAAGCGATTGAGGATTTAAGATGGCTTGCAGAACGTATGCCATCGGCAACCGAAGCGCAGCGCGAAATGTTCGTTGAAAAAGTGGCTGTATGCGTCTGCGACGGGAAAATGACAGAGGACGAAGCGCGTAACGCTGTATTGTCCTGGTTAGTGGGTGCGTGATGTGGGTTTGTATTCCTTCCACTTGTTCGCAGGAGCAGGGGGCGGAATCCTTGCAGACCAATTGCTCGGACATAGAGTTATTGGCGCAGTCGAAATTGAGCCATATCCCAGAAAAGTTTTGCTCGCCAGACAGCTTGACGGATGCCTGCCTAGATTCCCTGTTTGGGATAACGTCACCACTTTCCGCTCCGACAATCCAGCAACAGGGCCATACATCCAACGGCTCAAGGAGGTGTCTGGGGAACTCGCCATTTGTGGCGGGTTCCCGTAGCTGTGCCAAGACATTAGCTGTGCCGGAAAAGGGGCGGGACTCGACGGCGAACGAAGCGGACTGTGGAGCGAAATGGCCCGCATCATTGGCGAAGTACGACCGCGATTCGCGTTTGTGGAAAACTCGCCAATGCTTACTAGCAGGGGGCTTGGAGTCGTACTCGGAGACTTGGCCGCGATGGGGTATGATGCGCGATGGGGAGTGCTGGGAGCAGACGACGCAGGCGCACCGCACCGACGAAAGCGAATCTGGATTAGAGCTGAATTATCCAACCGCAACAGCGAACGGATGGCGTTCGGAGGGTGCGATAGCGCAACTCCGCAAGCTGGTGGATGCGGGCGTGATGGCGGAAGGGATGGCGGAAGGGATGGCGGAAGGCAGCTTGCGACCGTCGCGAATGGAGACTTGGCCGACGCCGCGCAGTTGCTCCGCGATGGCTGCGAACATAACGGAAGAAGCGATAGCGAACACAGACAACAGGTTTCCGAATCTGGAAACGGTTGTGGCTATGCGGACATGGCCGACAGCGCAAGCGCGGGACTGGAAGGGCGCGAGGTGGCGCAGCATGAAGGGCGAGGAAATGGACCTGCCGTGTGCGGTGGGTGGCGCGTTGAACCCGACGTGGGTCGATTGGCGAATGGGGGGGCCGCTA